ATGTTTTCCCTGTTGTTTTCGTTCGACGTGTACAGCCTAACCAGGGCCAGAAGCCGCCGCCAGGGCACGCTGCAGGCGGTTTTGGAAGGGCGTTTAAAGGGGGTTTCCAATGGCGCGGCGTAACTGGAAAAGGGTGGCCCCGACCAGCCTCCGGCACGCGATGGAACTGTGCCTGGAGTACGGGCGGGAGAAGCGGAACCTGTCGGTGGACCGGGTAGCGGACCTGATGGGGCTGGCCAACAAGTGGGTGATCTACAAGTGGCTGGAGAGCGGCAAGCTGCCGGCCAACCTGATCCGCCCCTTCGAGCACGCCACCGGCGCCACCTTCATGACCCAGTACATCGCCACCAGCGCGCACAAGCTGCTGGTGGATATCCCGACGGGTAAGCCGGCCAAGGACGACGACGTGCTGGCGCTACAGACGAGCTTCAACGAGTCGGTGAACCTGCTGGCCCGGTTCTATCGGGGCGAGGTGAGCGCCGAGGAGACCAAGGCGGTGCTGGACAAGACGATGGGCGAGATTGCCGGGCACCGGGAGAACGTCAACAAGTCGCTGGCGCCGGAGCTGGGGCTGTTTGAGGAGGGAATGGAATGAGCGATATGGACCCCGCTTGGCGCCTGCTGCGCCGCTTTGTGGAGCGCGAGCGCGAACTGGCCAAGGAGGTTGACCAGGCCGCGCGCGCCGTGGTTGAGGCGTTTTGCTCAGCTTGTCCGCTGCGCGATGCGAAGCCTACCCCTGATCCGGGCCTTCTTCACGACCTCCCTGAATCACTCCACGAAACCAATCCGGCGGCACCACATGAGCGGTGCGTTCTCCGGTATGCGGAGCGGATGAGAGAAATCGCTGCGGATCGTCGCGAAGCGTCGTCAGCAGCACCAGATAGCGACGGTAGAGGCGGCCGCCATGCCCGTCCCTCTCGGGCTCTGGCATGGCTGACCAAAGCTCTTCGAGTCTTGCGGCTAGTCGCGAGGAATCGATGGAGTCGCTGGACATGAGTTCAAACAACAGGCAATCGATGAGCCGCTCCAGTGGCGCGGTGACCTGCTCCCTGAGCATGTCCATGACGGTTATGACAATGGCTTGTCGGTCTTCTGGTTCAAGCATCGGGAACCCTCCCTTGGGTGTTGGTTTGTTGGGGAACGGCCATCGTACCAAGGGGTGGGGTTCCCACCTATTTGGGGGTGCGGCATGACGGAGCGCGCCTACACCATCACCGAGATTGCCCAGGCGCTGGGCGTGACCCGCAAGAGCGCCCACATGCGGGCCCAGCGCGAGAGCTGGCCCTTCGAGGAGTCCACCGGCCGGGGCGGCAAGCGGCGGCTGTTCCCACTGGAGGGGTTGCCGGAAGAGGTTCAGGTGAAGCTGCTCCATGCCTACGGTGAGCCGGAGGCGACGGACGACGCCCCTCCGGTGGAGTTGAGCGACGTGCCGGCACAGCGTCAGCGACCGGTCCATAGCGAGGAGGCGATGTCGGCCCGCTGGGAGCGGCTGCGCGACGCACAACGGGAGAAGGCCGAGGCCAAGTGCGCGGCCATCCGGGCGGCGGTGGCGGCGCATGAGCGCAGCGGCGTGCCCCTGACCGAGGCGCTGCGCCATGCCGCCGAGGGTACGCCCTGGAGCTATGCCACCCTGCGGGACGCCTATTACGGCAAGGGGTTAAAGGCCGGACTGGTGGACTACCCGCGCCATCTGTGGGCGCTGGTGTTGGCGCCTGGGCACCTGGGGCGCGTGGCCACCGCCGAGTGCGACCCGACGGCCTGGGCGGCCTGGAAGGCGGACTACCTGCGCCAGGAGGAGCCGCCGCTGGAGATGACCTATCGCACCCTGCAACGGATGGCCAATACCCACGGCTGGACCATCCCTGGCAGCCCGAAGTCGCTCAAGCGCCGGCTGGACAAGGAGATGAGCTACCGGGCGCAGGTGTTCATGCGCAAGGGGCCCCAGGCGTTGGCGCGGATGTTCCCGCCGCAGCGGCGCAACCGCACTGCCCTGCACGCCCTGGAGCTGGTGAACGCCGACGGCCATACCTTCGATGTGTTCGTGAAGTGGCCAGATGGCGAGATCGGGCGGCCCATCCTGGTGGGTTGGCAGGATATCCGCTCCGGCAAGATCCTCTCCTGGCGCATCGACAAGACCGAGAACTCCGACGGCTACCGTCTCTCCTTTGCCGACCTGCTGCGCCAGTACGGCATCCCCGGCGGAGCCATCCTGGACAACGGGCGCGGCGCGGCCAGCAAGATCCTGACCGGCGGCATGTCCACGCGCTTTCGCTTCCCTCGCAAGGAGGAGGAGCCGCACGGCCTGTTCACCCACCTGCTGGGCGAGGAAAACACTCACTTCGCCAAGCCCTACCACGGCCAGTCCAAACCCATCGAGCGCGCCTTCCGCGACCTGGCCACCGACGTGGCGAAGGATAAGCGGCTGGAGGGTGCCTACACCGGCAAGAACCCGCAGGCCAAGCCTGAGAACTACGGCAGCCGGGCGGTGGAACTGGAGCGCTTCCTGGAGGTTCTGGCCGACGGCATCCGCCAGCACAACGCCCGGCGCGGACGGCGCGGCATGGGGATGGATGGGCGCAGCTTCGACGAGGTGTTCAGCGAGAGCATGGAGGCGAGCGCCCACCTGATTCAGCGGCCCACCAAGGCCCAGCTGTCCCGCTGGCTGCTGGCGGCGGTGGATATCACGGCCAACAAGCTGACCGGGGCGGTAAAGGTCCACGGCAACGAGTACGTCTCCGACGCGCTGACCGAGGCCCTGGCCGGCCGCTCCGCCAAGGAGCGCCGGGTGGTGGTGCGGCTCGACCCGGAAGACCTGCGCCTGCCGGTGATGGTGGAGACCCTGGACGGGCGACTCATCGGCGAGGCCAAGCTCAACGGCCCGGTGAACTACCTCGACAAGCAGGCCGCCCGCCAGCGGGCGCGGGACGAGCGGCGCCTGGAGCGCCTGGCCAAAGAGGAGGCGACCATTCACCAGCGGATGGACCGCGCCGAGTACGAGCGGCTGCTGGATGCCGCCGCCGAGGCGGATCGCGAGGAGCTGGGGCAGGCCGAGCAAGCAGACTCGAAGGTGGTGCGCGGGGCCTTCAAAAAGGAGCGGCGCGACTACGACGAGGACGGCGACCAGATGGTGGCCAACGGCGACAGCCTGATCCTGGCCGTCGCCGAGCAGTGGCGAAGCAAGAGCATTTTGGAGGATTGACATGCAACAGAGCGAGATCCGCGACCGCATCAACGCGACGGTCGATGAGTGCGAATGGATTGTGGATACGCGCCGCCGGTGGCTGGAGGGGCTGGAAGCCGGGAAGTATTCCGAGCGCCTGCTGCAGGCCGGGGTGAGCAAGCGGGAGCTGATGGCCGCCTACCGGGCCGAGCTGGAGACCGCGCAACGAGTGATTGACGACCTGGAGCCCATTTGTCGGGCGATGGGTTGGGAGAAGCCCGGCGGGGCGGCCACCCCGCCGGACGGTGGAAGCGCTGCATAGGGCAGCACAACAACAACGACCAGGGAGTATAGCAAATGAGTGAAGCATCCGTAATCGCCCTTCACGGGCTCGAAGAAGAACAGACCCTGCGCGACCGCGTGCGGGTGGAAATGGAGACCGGCGGCCTGTCCCAGGGCAAGGCGGCCACCGAGATCGGGATCTCCAGCACCGCCCTGTCGCAATGGCTGGCGGAGAAGTACCCCGGCGACATCCCGACCCTGGAGCGCAAGGTCGCCCGCTGGCTCGACTCGCGCACCGAGCGGGCCAAGCTGGCCGCCACCCTGCCGACCGCGCCGGCCTACGTGGAGCTGCCCACCTCGCGGCGTATCGCCGCCGGGCTCTCCTACGCCCAGATGGCCGGGGATATCACCGTCATCTACGGCGGGGCCGGCATCAGCAAGACCACCACCGCCAAGGAGTACGCGGCGGGCCATCCCAATGTGTGGCTGGCCACCATGACCGCCAGCACCAACACCCTCGGCCCCTGCCTGGAGCGGGTGGCGCTGGCCTGCGGGCTGCGCCCCACCAACACCCGCGCCGCCCGCATCGAGGCCGACCTGGTGGAGCGGCTGGAGGATACCAACGGCCTGCTGATCATCGACGAGGCCCAGCACCTCAACACCCGCGCCATCGAGGCCCTGCGCGGCCTGCACGACGCCACCGGCGTGGGGCTCGCCATCATGGGCAACGAGCTGGTCTATGCCCGCATCACCGGCGGCCGCCGCTCGGCCGAGTTCGCCCAGCTGTTCAGCCGCATCGGCAAGCGGGTGCGGCTGAACCGGCCCACCCAGGCCGACGTGGACGCCCTGCTCTCGGCCTGGTCCGTCAGCGGCCGGGAGGAGCGCGAAGCCGTGCTCGAGATCGCCCGGCGCCCCGGCGCCCTGCGCGGGGTCACCAAGGCGCTGCGCCTGGCCTCCCTGTTCGCCCAGGGCGAGAAGGTGCAGCTGCGCCACATCCGCGCCGCCTGGCGTGACCTCGGGGGTGAGGGATGAGCGCCGTCATGCCGCTGCGCGGCCGCGAGGCCCGCAACGCCCAGAACGACCACATCCTGGCGGTGCAGGTGACCGCCCGCCAAGGCGTGGCCGCCCTGGTGCGCGAGGGCTTCACCGTGCTGCGCATCGAGCTGGAGGGTGCCAAGCCGCTGGTGGTGATCCAGGCCTGCCCGCGCTGCGAGCGCCTGGGCGGCAGCTGGCACCGCCGCGAGCACGGCGCCGAGGGGTGCCTGTTCCACTGGCAGGCCGACGCCCACGGCTGCCGGGTGCAGTGGCTGACCCGCACCGACCGGGCCGGCGGATAACCGAGGGGGAGGAGCGATGAAAGAGCTACGCGAGGAGATCCTGGCCATCCTGGCCGACGGACCCCAGCCCAGGGCGGCGATCATGCGCCGCTCCGAGCTGGCCACCGACAGCAAGCAGGTGAGCAACACCCTCTATCAGCTCAAGGCCAAGGGGGTGATCGGGCGCGACGCCGAGGGCAACTACCACCTGGCGCAGGGGGGGGGATCTGCTCCGCCCGCCGCCGCCCCGGAGGCTCCGGCGCCAGCATCGGCCAAGAGCGCCACCAGGCCCAAGGCCGAAAAGCCAAAGGCCGAGCGGCCCAAGCCGGCCCGCCCGGACGGCGGCCGCCTGCTCACCCTCCTGGAGCGCAACGCCAGCGACACCCGCACCGCCCTGGAGCGCTACATCGAGGGGCTGGGCGATCCGGTGCTGGAGCAGCTGCTGGCCAGCGCCGGCAGCGCCGCCGAGGCCCTGGCCAGCTACCGCGGGAGGGCCGAGGCGTGAGCGAGAGCATTGGAGTCTGTGAGGGGTTGTGCGGCGGCCTGGTGTCGCACCACCTGGAGGGCGGGCTGTGCCCGCAGTGTCGCGCCAACCCCAACATCCGCGGGGATGGTGTTGACCAGTACGACGGCCAGCCCCTCGGGGCCGAGGCGGACGTGCGGCACGCCGTGGTCTACGGCACGCCCGCGCTGCGCCTGGCCGTGCTGGGCAAGTAATAGGAGCTAGAGCCATGTTCGGGAAGGAAGACGTGTTAAAGGCCCTGCGCGGCCACATCGGCCGCGACAACGGCCAGCGGGCCGACCTGCTGGTGATGGAGATCACCGGCTCCACACAGCGCGACCTGGTGGGCGAGCGGCGGCTGCGCTCGCTCATCACCGAGCTGCGCCTGGAGGGGCATCACGTCTGCGCCCACCCGACCACCGGCTACTTCATCGCCGCCAGCGAAGAGGAGCTGAACCAAACCTGCGTGTTCCTGTACGAGCGGGCGATGGCCTCGCTCTGCCAGGTGGCGCGCATGCGCAACGTCAGCCTGCCGGACTTGGCGGGCCAACTGAGAATCGACCTTTAAGGAGGCAACAACCCATGAACGACCAAACCATCCCTGACGGGTACATGCGCAACGCCGCCGGCCACCTGGTGCCGGTGGAGCAGGTGCGCGAACACGACAAGCTGCGCGACCAGGTGGCCCGCGAGCTGGCCCAGGAGGCCGAGGAGCTGAACGCCCGGCTCAAGGCCTTCAAGGCCAAGGCCCTGGGTGATATCGCCGACCTGGTGAGCCTCGCCGCCCAGCGCTACGAGGTCCACCTCGGCGGCAAGAAGGGCAACGTGACCGCCGCCACCTACGACGGCGAATACAAGGTCCAGCGCTCCTACGCCGAGCGGGTCACCTTCACCGAGGAGCTGGAGGCCGCCAAGGCACTGGTGAACGACTGCATCATGCGCTGGAGCGAGGGCGCCAACGCCAACATCCGCGCCCTGGTGGACCGCGCCTTCCGCACCGACAGCAAGGGGCAGATCAAGACCTCCGCCATCCTGGAGCTGCTGCGCCTCGACATCGAGGACGACGAGTGGCAGCGGGCGATGGAGGCCCTGAAAGACTCCATCCAGACCGCCGGCACCGCGGTGTATATCCGCGTCTACAAGCGGGTAGGCGACTCCGACCAGTATCAGGCCGTGCCGCTCGACCTGGCGGCGGTGTGAGCCATGAAGCTGCAAATCAACACCAAGGGCAGCTGGCGGGGTGTGCTCAGCTACGACGAGACCGACGACGAGCGGGTGCGCTGGCATGCGGCGCACCTCGCCAGCATCGGCGGCGGCAAGCTGCGCGTACTCAAAGACGACGGCAGCCCGGCGGCGCACTGGAGCGCAACCGAAGGCTGGCGGGAGTGGAACAGATAAACCGCGAAACACCCCGCACGGGGTGTCGGTCAGGGGTGGCGCCCTGGTCCTGATGAGCAGCCAGCCCCTCGCGTGTCGCCAGTCTGCGGACGGCGTAATCGCCCAGGGGTGCGACACCTGCCCAGTGGTGTGACAGCCGGGAGAGACCGGCCCTGATTCGTTACCGGGAGGAACGCCATGCGACAAGTAGTACTGGACACCGAAACCACCGGCCTGGAACCGGCAGAGGGGCACCGCATCATCGAGATCGGCGCCGTCGAGCTGCTGGGCGGCCAGCCCACCGGCGAAGAGCTGCGCCTGCTGCTCGACCCGGAGCGGGAGATGGACGCCGACGCCGTGGCCGTGCATGGCTACCAGTCCGAAGACCTGGCCGGCCGCCCCCGCTTCCGTGACGTGGCCGAGCCCGTGATCGAGTTCCTGCGCGATGCCGAGGTGCTGATCCACTTCGCCGAGTTCGACCTGGGATTCATCAACCGGGAGCTGGCCCTGCTCGGCCCCGGCTGGGGCGAGCTGACCGACTACTGCCGCGTGACCTGCACCCGCGAGCTGGCCATCGGCTTCCTGCTCGAGCTGGCAAGCCACCGCCTGGACGCCCTCTGCGACCACTACGGCATCGACCGCAGTCACCGCGAGCGCCACGGCGCCCTCATCGACGCCCGCCTGCTGGCGGCGGTCTATGCGGCCATGTGTGCCGGCAAGGGGGTGGCGGCATGAGTGACCCGAAGCCCATCACCGTGGACGAGTGCCTGCGCCTGCTCCAGGCGATGGCCGAGGACCTGCGCGAGTACGCCGACGCGGCCCGCGAGGCCGGGGACAACATCGAGGCCACCGAGCAGCTGCTGGCCGACTACGACGCACTGTTCAAGCGCTCGCCAGGCTACTGGCTGAACGCCATGCGCGAAGCCGACGCCGAACCGCTGACCGCGCTGGAGGATTTGTGATGGCCGACAAATGGAAACAGTTGGAAGAGGCCCTGTCCGGCGTGTTCGGGTTCGCCAAGGCCCGCGCCGGCGGCCATGAGGTGAGCATGCAGAAGAAGCTGAGCGGCGAGAAGCTGGTGATTGAGGTCTACGTGGACGGCTGGTTTAAGGGTGAATGGACCAAGGCCGAGAACGGCGAGCCGGTCCACCCCGAGGCGCGTTTCTATCGCCCGATGCGTTCTCGCCTCTATCCGCTCAAGAAGCATGCCGCGCTCAAGAAGGTGTTCGGCAAGAAGAAGGCCGACGAAATGACGGCCATGCGGACCTTCGCCTTCATGCCCTCCTGGAACAGCCCCCGCTCCCTGGTGCGGCACTTGAAAAAGCACTTCCCGGATCTGGAGCTGTTGTCCAATGACTGACCAACGCCGCGCCGACCTCGCCAAGATCCACCTGGCCAAGAAACAGCTGGGACTGGAGGATGACGCCTACCGCGATCTGTTGTGGGTGGTGGCCCGCGTGCGCTCCGCCTCCGACCTGGACGAGTTCGGCCGCAAGAAGGTGCTGGCGCACCTGCGCAAGTGCGGCGCCAAGTTTCACCAGAAGGGCCGCCCCAAGGCGGGCGGCGACAAGGCTCCGCTGCTGCGCAAGGTGTACGCCCTGCTCGGCGACCGCCCGGCCGGCTACGCCGAGGGCATCCTGCGGCGCATGTTCGGCGAGGCCGCCCCGGCCAAGCTGGAGTGGGCCAGCCCCGAGCAGCTGCGCAAGGTGGTGGCAGCGCTGAACTACGACAAGCGGAGGCGCACATGAAGACCGTCAACACCATATCCCGCTGGGCGGCGTTCGTGTGGTTGTGGCGCCACGATTCCGAGGCGAGGTGGTTTTGGTTGTGGCAGTTTCTGAAAGGTCACAACCTGCGCGAGGAAGTGGCCTGTAATCTGCGCGACTTCGGCCTAACCAAAGGTGACGGGCTGCCGCTCGGCCGCAACCGGCTGCGCATCCGCTTCACGGTCAGCAAGGAGTCCGTATGCAACTGACCTGCCCCCGCTGCGCCGAGCGCTTCTCCCTGGAGTCCGCCGTCGAGGACGAGAGCGGCCGCGCCCTGATGGCGCTGCTGGGCCGGGTGGGTGTGCTGTCGCGGGAGCTGGTGGCCTATCTCGGCCTGTTCCGTCCGCGCACCCAGGCGCTGCGCTGGTCCCGCGCCCTGGCGCTGGCCGAGGAGGTGGAGGCGCTGGCCGCCCAGCACGGCGAGGCGGTGATCGCCCAGGCCATCCGCGAGACGGTGGAGGCGATGCGCCCGAAGATGGGCGAGGGCTGGAAGCCGCTCAAGAACCACAACTACCTGCTGCGGGTGCTGGAGTCGGTGGCGGCCCGTGGTCAGGCGCTGGCCGAAGTCGCACCCGTAAACGGCCATCAAGGCGACCTTAAACCCCGCTCCAAGACGGCGCTGGCGATGCTGGCGCTCCAGGAGGGCGGAGAATGAGCGGCGCGCCGAAGTGGTTCCGGGTGGCTATCGCCGACGGGCTCACCCGCCTGATCGCCCTCTCCCTGCCCGGCACCCCCTCGCACGAGACTATCGCCCTGACCAAGGAGGCGTGGATCGAGTCGCTGTTCGAGGGGCGCGCCTGGGTGGAGGATGACGCCGGGCGCATCGCCGCCGGCTTTCGCTCCCTTGCCCGCAAGGTGGATCGCTGGCCGCCGCCCAAGCTGCTGCTGGAGCACCTGCCGGCCCGCCCCGAGCGCAAGAAGCTGGAGGCGCCCAAACCCTCCCCCGAGGAGCGCGAGCGCAACCGCCAGCGCGTGCGGTCCATGCTGCGCGACGCCATGAAAGGGGTGCGTCGATGATGTACGCGCCCGGCGCCATCCCCGAGCATCATCTGCCGGCTTCCGTGCGGGAGCTGGTGGAGGTGATCGGGCTGGCCGCCGCCCTGGCCATCGTGGAGGCCAGGGGCGGGGTGCGGCTGTCCGTACCCACCAAGGCGACTGCCGATCATTGGCTGGTGGAGGTGATCGGGCTCCCGGCGCTGGAGCAGCTGGTGGCCGTCTATGCGGGCGAGGAGCTGGAGATCGCCCGCTGCGCCGCCGCCCTGCGCACCCTCCAGGAGCGGCGCATCGTCGCCGAGTTCGAGAGCGGCGCCAGCAACGCCGAGCTGGCCCGCAAGTACCAGTACACCGAGCGCGGCATCCGCAAGCTGCGCCGCCGCGTCGAGGGCGAGATCCGGGGCGAAACCGCCCAGGGCTCGCTGTTTGCGTTCGACTCGCCCAGCGAGTAATCTGCACCCGCCATCTCCGCCCAAAAGGGCGCCCCGGAACACGTTCCCCCGTCACCCTCTCCCGGCTCCCGCCTAGCATGGCGGACCATGAGCCGAGTACAGCTATCCCGCAATTTCTATCTGGACGAGTTCACCCGCTCGCAGACCGCTGCGCGCCACGGCATCGACGTGGCCGTCATCGAGGGCGGGGTGATCTACTCCAACCTGCGCCGCCTCTGCCTGCATGTGCTCCAGCCGCTGCGTGATGCGCTCGGCCCCGTGCATGTCACCTCCGGCTATCGCCCGCCCAAGCTCAACCGCCTGATCGGCGGCTCCTCCACCTCCCAGCACCAGTACGGCCAGGCCGCCGACATCGTGGTCAGTGGCCACAGCCCGCTGGAGGTGGCGCGCTGGCTGCGCGACCACGGCAAGGCCTACGACCAGCTGATCCATGAGTTCGGCGAATGGGTGCATGTGTCGGTGCCGGGTTCGGGCAAGTCGCCGCGCAACGAGCGGCTGACGGCGGTCAAGGTGCCGCGCCTCATTGGCAAGCCGCGCACCGTGTACGTGCCGGGCCTCTATACCGTGGACGCCGCGCTCGCCCAGCTCGGGCGGGACGTGGCCTGAAAAGGAGCAAGACCGATGCTGATGCTCAAAGACAGCCGGGGCAATCCCTCCATTACCCTGACCTTCGTCACCGTCTCCCTGGTGGTGGTGGTGGTCAAGTTCGCCCTGGCCGGGCTGACCCTGCCGGGGTTGGGCGAGGTGCCCGCCATGAGCGGGGTGGACTTCGCCGCCGCGGCCGGTGCCGTGCTCGGCATCTGGTGGGGGCGGGAGAAGACCGAAAAGGAGGCCCAGCGTGCTGACTAAGCTGCTCGGGCTGCTGGCGCTGATCGGGGGCGGCCTGGCCGCCCTCTTCCGCGCCCAATCGAAACAGCACCAGGCCGAGGCGTCCCGCCAGCGCGAGCGCGCCGAGCAGGCCGATGCTGTGGCCGACACCCACCGCCAGGCGCAGCGGGAGTTGGCCGAGGTGCAGGAAACCCACCGCGAGGAGAAGAAGGATGCGCAAGAGCGCCTGGCCGCTGGCCGTCGCGATCACCTTGACGGCGATTGGTAGCCTCGCCGGCTGCGCCAGCCAGCCCGAGGTCCGCTATGTCACCGAGCCGCTGCCGCTGCCGGCCCGCCCGGTGCTGCCGCGCTTGAGCGCCGAGGATGTGGCCTGTCTGTCCGAGGATGCCTACCGCCGTCTGGTGGAGCGCGACATGGGGCGGCGCCACTACGCCGAGGAGCTGGAGGCCGTGATCCGCTCGACCCACACGGAGGATGAGCAGGGTGGCCGATGACGCTGACCGCGCCGGGGAGCGCATCGAGCGCTTCGACCGTGACGCCCTGGCCGCGCAACTGGAGCGCGGCCGGCGCCGGTTTACGCCTTACATGCTCGACGGTGAGCCGCATTGCCCGGACTGCCTGGAGCCACTACCACAGCACCGCCAGGAGGCCGGGATCTGCGTGCCCTGCCTGGAGTTGAGAGAGAAGCGAGGGGGATAAATGGACATTGATTACGGCGCCTGGCGCTTCTGGTGGGACTTCGCGCAGACCCTGATCCTGGCGGCCATCGGCATCTACACCTGGCTGGTCAACCGCACCCGCGTGAACTCGGCCCGCATCCGCGAGCTGGAAACCGACATCGACGGGCGGCTGGACAAACACGACGAGCGCCTGACGCGGGTCGAGGAGATGATCAAGCACGGCCCCACCCATACCGACCTGAAGCGCATCCACCAGCGCATGGACGAGGCGGCCACGGCCATCTCCAGCCTGGCCGGCGAGTTCAAGGGGGTGAAGGGCACGCTGGATCTGATTCATCAGTACCTGCTCAACGAGGGGAAACGCCGATGAGCTTTGAGAGCTTCGAGACCGAACACCAGCGCCTGGTGGTGCTCCAGGTGCTGGAAGAGGACGCCGACTACGCCAAGAACGAAACCGTGCTGCAGGCCGCGCTTTCGGCCCTGGGCCACGGCATCAGTGGCGACCGCCTGCGCACCGAGCTGGCGTGGCTGTCCGAGCAAGGGCTGGTGGTCGTCGAGGCGGTGGCCGGCATGCAGGTGGCCAAGCTCACCCGCCGGGGCGAGGACGTAGCCCTGGGCCGCTCCCGCGTGCCGGGCGTGGCGCGGCCGCGGCCGGGGGTGTGACGGTGCTGGTGCGCCCCGACCATCGCGCCGCGCTGCGCACCGTGTTCCTGTTTCTGGGCGGCACGCTTGGGGCGATGGAGGCGGTGGAGCGGCTGGACGACCGCATAGCCGAACGCGAGGAGGTCCGATGATGCGGGAAAGGTTTCAGCAGTTATGGAAGAGCTGGGGCAGGCCGGTGACGTTTGCGCTCCTGCTCTGTTCGTCCGCCTTCCTGGCGGGTTTTTGGTTTACCAAGGGCGCCACTGCTGCGGGCGGCCTGGTGACCATCACCGTGACCTATCAGGACCAGGAGTAACCGATGCCCCGCCCCAGCAAAATCGACCAGCTGCCGGATGAGGTGCGCGATGCCCTGAACGGCTGGCTGCGCGACCCGGCCATCACCCAGGAGGAGGCGACCGAGCGCACCAACCAGCTGCTGGAGGCCGTCGGTCACCCTGAGCGGGTGAGCAAGTCCGGGGTGAACCGTTACTCCCTGCGCATGGAGCAGGTGGGCGAGCGGCTGCGCCAGTCCCGCCAGGTGGCGGAGATGTGGATCGGCAAGCTGGGCGCGGTGCCCCAGGGCCAGATGGGTCACCTTATCAACGAGATCCTGCGCACCCTCGCGTTCGATATGTCGATGCAGCTACAGGACGACGCGGTGGCCGCCATCGACCCCGAGGAGCGGGCCGGGGTGATCTCCATGCTCAAGGAGCTGTCGCTGTCCGTGATGCGTCTGGAGCGGGCCGCCTCGGAGAACGTCAAGCGCGAGGAGGAGATCCGCAAGCAGGAGCGGGCCAAGGCAGCCGAGGAGGCGGCCAGCGCCGCCGAGCGCACCCTGGCCAGCCAGGGCATGAGCCGGGCATCCATCGACACCATCAAACGCGAGATCCTGGGGATTGCATGAGTGCCAGTGCCGCCGAGCTGCCCGAGTCCGTCCTGCTGCCGTATCAACAGCGCTGGGTTGCCGATGATGCGCAGCTGAAGATTGCCGAGAAGTCGCGCCGGACGGGTCTCACCTGGGCCGAGGCGGCCGACGCGGTGCTGACCGCCAGCGCCGCCAAGAGCGCGGGCGGGACCAACCACTATTACGTGGGCTCCAACAAGGAGATGGCCATCGAGTTCATCGAGGCCTGCGCCATGTGGGCCAAGGCCTTCAACCGGGCCGCCAGCGCCATCGAGGAGGAGATCCTGGCCGACGAGGATAAAGACATCCTCACCTTCAACATTCGCTTTTCCTCCGGCTTCAAGATCCAGGCGCTCAGCTCCCGCCCCTCCAACCTGCGCGGCCGCCAGGGCAATGTGACCATCGACGAGGCGGCCTTTCATGAGCAGCTGGCCGAGGTGTTGAAGGCTGCGCTGGCGCTCACGATGTGGGGCGCCAAGGTGCGTTTAATCAGCACTCACAACGGCGTTGAAAACCTGTTTAACGAGATCATCGAAGACAGCCGCGCCGGCCGTAAGCGCTACAGCGTCCACCGCATCACCCTGGACGACGCCTGCGAGGATGGGCTCTATCAACGCATCTGCCAGGTGCGCGGGCTGGAGTGGACCCAGGCGGCCGAGGACCAGTGGAAGGCCAACCTGCTGCGCGACACCGCCACCCGCGAGGACGCGCTGGAGGAATACTACTGTGTGCCCAAGTCTGGCGGCGGCGCCTATCTCTCCCGCGCCCTCATCGAGGCGCGCATGGTCGAGGCCCCGGTGCTGCGCTTCGAGGGGTCCGCCGATTTCAACGCCTGGCCGGAGCATCTGCGCGAGGCCGAGGTGCGCGACTGGTGCGAGCAGGAGCTGCGTCCGCTGCTGGAGCGGCTGGACCCGGCCCTGCCTCATGCCTTCGGCGAGGACTTCGGGCGCTCCGGCGACCTGACCGTGATCGCCCCGGTGGCGCTGGGGCAGGACCTGCGCCGCCGCTTCCCGTTCCTGGTCGAGCTGCGCAATGTGCCGTTCAAGCAGCAGGAGCAGGTGCTGAACTACATCGCCGACCGGTTGCCGCGCCTGATGGCCGGCGCCCTGGACGCCCGCGGCAACGGCCAGTACCTGGCCGAGCAGACCGGCTACCGCTACGGCGCCGGGCGCATCGAGGCGGTGATGCTCTCCCAGTCCTGGTACCTGGAGAACATGCCCAAGCTCAAGGCCGCCTTCGAGGATGACCGCCTGAGTCTGCCGCGTGACCTGGACGTGATGAACGACCTGCGCGCCATTCAGGTGATCAAGGGCATCCCCAAGCTGCCGGACGCCAAGACCGGCGACAACAAGAACCGCCACGGCGACGCGGCCGTGGCCATCGCCCTGGCCTACTACGCCTCCACGATGGACGTGGAGGTGTTCGGCTACCACGCGGTGCCCAATCGCCATGACCCGAGCGCCGACCGGCTGCCGCGGCGGGTGCGCACCACCGGCGGCTTTAAGCGAGGTGTTATCTGATGGACGAGATCCGAATCCTGGGGCCGGACGGGCGCCCCATTCAAAAGAAAGAGCTGACCCGCGAGGTGGCCCGCGCCTCCCTCACCGGCGTGCGCCAGGTGTGGAATGCCGAGTCGATGGTCTCGGGCCTGACTCCTGACCGCCTGGCGATGCTGCTCCAGTCCGCCGCCGAGGGCGATCACCGCGACTACCTGACCCTGGCCGAGGAGATGGAGGAGCGCGACCTGCACTATGCCTCCGTGCTCGGCACCCGCAAGCGGGCCATCTCCGGCCTGGAGCCGACCGTCGAGGCGGCCGCCGAGGATGCCCAGGCGGTGAAACTGGCCGACGCGGTGCGCGAGCTGGCGCGCCGACCGGAGTTCGGCGAGATGGTGGACGACTGCCTGGACGCCCTGGGCAAGGGCTACAGCGCCGTGGAGATCCTGTGGGACCGCAGCGGCCGCCAGTGGTGGCCGGAGCGCTATGTCTGGCGCGACCCGCGCTTCTTCCTGTTCGACCGCGAGGACGGCCACACCCTGCGCCTGCTGGACGAGGCCGACGCCTTCAATGGGCTGCCCCTGCCACCCTACAAGTTCCTGGTGCATGTGCCGCGGCTCAAGTCCGGCCTGCCGGTGCGCGGCGGGCTGGCCCGCCTGGTGGCCATCGCCTACATGTGCAAGGCCTACAGCATCACCGACTGGGTGGCCTTCGCCGAGGTGTTCGGCATGCCGCTGCGCTTGGGCCGCTACGGGCCGAGTGCGAGCGAGACCGACATCCAGACCCTGATCAGCGCCGTGGCCAACCTGGGCACCGATGCCGCCGCCGTGCTGCCGGACTCCATGCGGATCGACTTCCAGGAGGCGGGCAACCGCTCCGACGGGGCGGACCTGTTCGAGCGCCTGGCCACCTTCCTGGACAAGCAGATCAGCAAGGCGGTGCTGGGCCAGACCGCCACCACCGAAGGTACTCCCGGCAAGCTCGGCAACGAGGACGCCCAGGACGAGGTGCGCCAGGACATCCTCAAGGCCGACGCCCGCCAGCTGGAGAACACCCTCAACCGCGACCTGGTGCGCCCGTTCATCGACCTGAACTTCGGCCCCCAGGCGGTCTATCCGCGCCTGCGCCTGCCGGTCTCCGAGCCCGAGGATCTGGCCGCCCTGGTCGATGCACTGGACAAGCTGGTGCCGCGAGGGCTCAAGGTGGAGCAGTCGGTGGTGCGCGACAAGCTGGGCCTGCCGGACCCGGACGAAAGCGCCGACCTGCTGTTGCCGGCGCCAGCCGCCACCGACCCAGCCATGAATCGCGAACACAAACCCGGCTGCAGCTGCTGCCGCGACACAGCGGTCAACCGGGAGACCGACCCGGTAACCGATGCCCTGGACGAGCTGGAGGCCGAGGGCCTGGCGGAGTGGGAGGAGCAGCTCGCGCCCATCTTCGACCCGGTGCGCCGCCTGGCCGAGGAGGCCGAGAGCTTCGATGAGTTCCTGGCCGGCCTGCCGGGGCTGCGCGAGGAGATGGACAGCGAGGAGCTGGTCAAGCGCCTGGCGCTCGCCACCTTCAAGGCCCGCGGCATGGGGGATGCCACCGATGAGGGGTAACCTGCCGGCGCCGCACTACCAGGACGAGGCGGCCACCCTCTACCAGGGCGAGGCCCTGGCGCTGCTGCGCGCCCTGCCGGCCAACAGCGTGGACGCCCTGATCACCGACCCGCCCTACTCCTCGGGCGGGCAGTTCCGCGGCGACCGTACCCAGGCGACCAGCGCCAAGTATCAGAACAGCGAGGTGCGCCGGCTCTACCCGGAGTTCGCGGGCGACACCCGCGACCAGCGCGGCTACTTCGCCTGGTGGACCCTGTGGGGCACCGAGTGCCTGCGGGTGCTCAAGCCCGGCGCCCCGGTGGTGGTGTTCACCGACTGGCGCCAGTACCCGGTCACCTCCGACGCCTTCCAGGTGGCGGGCTTCATCTGGCGCGGTACCGCCGTGTGGGACAAGACCCGCGGCTGCCGTCCCGCCCTGGGGCGCTACCGCCAGCAGGCCGAGTTCCTGCTGTGGGGCTCGTCCGGGCCGATGGCGCGCAACGAGCAGGTGGGCGCCCTGCCTGGCGTGTTCACCCATGCACCCCATGCCGGCGGCAAGCACCACATTGCCGGCAAGCCGCTGCCGCTGATGGAGGAGGTGGTGGCCATCTGCCCGTCGGGCGGGGTGGTGCTGGACCCGTTCGCCGGCTCGGCCTCCACCGGGGTGGCGTGCCGACGCACCGGCCGGCGCTTTATCGGCATCGAGCTGACGCCGGAGTACTCGCTGGTGGCGGCTGCCCGGCTGGCTGCGGCAGGGGGGGGGTGATCGCTTATGCCGCCTGAGTTCACGCCCAAGCCCGGCTACACCTTCCCCGGCGTGGTGCCCCGCGAGGCCCTGGACTACTTCCGCGCCAAGGGCTGGCAGGTGGGCTTCTCCCATCTGGACGTGTTCCGCGAGGAGCACGCCACCGCCTTCACCGTGGCCAAGGGGATGGAGGCCGACGTGCTGCGCGACATCCGCGAGGCGGTGGACGCGGCCCTGGCCGAGGGCAAGACCTTTGCCCAGTTCAAGGCGGAGCTGCAGCCACGCCTGGAGGAGCTGGGGTGGTGGGGCCGCAAGGAGATGACCGATCCGCTGACCGGTGAGGCCCGCGAGGTGCAGCTCGGCAGCCCGCGCCGGCTCAAGACCATCTACCGGGCCAACCTGCGCACCGCCCGCGCTGCCGGCCAGTGGGACCGGGTGCAGCGCACCAAGCGGGCGCTGCCCTATCTGCTGTACAGCCTCGGCCCCAGCGAGAACCACCGCCCGCTGCATGAGTCCTGGGCCGGGCGCATCCTGCCGGTGGACGATCCGTTCTGGCAGACGCACTACCCGCCGAACGGCTGGGGTTGCAAGTGTCGGGTGCGCCAGGTGAGCGCCCGCGAGGCCGAGCGCCGCGGCGGCCCGAGCCAGGCGCCGGAGGTGACCACGCGGGAGTGGGTGAACAAGCGCACCGGCGAGGTGGTGGAGGTGCCCCGCGGTATCGACCCCGGCTGGGACACCAACCCCGGCGCCGTCGGCCGGCTCACCCAGGCCGAACGCCTCCTCGAGGACAAGGAGAAGGCGCTCGCCCGAGCGGTGGGTGATAATGCCTAACAAGTCCGCCCGGCAGGGTGTCTAATTCCTAACTTCGACCCTCTAACCGGGACTATCTCTCAGAAGCCACCAGAGGCCGCGAGAGCGGCCAACGGCTACCACGGCATCACCTAACACCCCTTAAACGTTTCTGGAGCGAATTAAACGGGGTTGCGGCGATGATTGCCTGCCCCTGCACCCTCTGCTAGGGTTGCTCCGTCTCCTCTCCCCCGGAATCCCTCCCCGGAACAGGTTCCCCCGTCACTCCCCCGGCGCCGCCCCGTAAGGTGGCGTCCCATGTACGGACATCCCAGCCTAACCACTGCCATGTGCGCCGCGCTCGCTCCCCGCGAGAGTATGGCGCTGTGCTTCGAGCTGCCCGTCGACGGCACCGCGCCGGAGTGGGTGGAGCTGATCCCCGCCGGCCCGGAGGTGGTGGGCCGCGACGGCCGCCGCTGGCTGTTCGACCGCCCCGAGCAGGTGGTCGCCGCCAGTCTCGACGGCAGCCGCGATATCCCGCTGGACTGGGAGCACGCCACCGAGCTGCGCGCCCCCAAGGGCGAGACCGCCCCGGCCGCCGCCTGGATTGCCCAACTGGAAGTACGCGACGGCGCCCTGTGGGGCCGGGTCGAGTGGACCGAGCGCGGCCGCCAGTCCGTGGCCGCCCGCGAGTACCGCTATCTGTCCCCGGTGTTCCAGTTCGAGCGCGAGAGCAAGCGCATCGCCCGCCTGACCTCGGCGGGGCTGACCAACTCCCCCAACCTTCATTTAACCGCCCTTAACCGGGGCTCCAACGACCCTAAAGCAGAGGAGACAACCATGACCCTGCCTGAACTCATCCGCAAGGCGCTGGGCCTCGGTGAAGACGCCACCGTGGAACAGGCCGCCACCGCCATCAACCAGATGAAACAGGACCGCGACACCGCCCTGAACCGGGCCGAGTCGCCAAGCCTGGACAAGTTCGTGCCGCGGGCCGACTACGACGCCGCCCTGGAGCGGGCCAGCAACGCCGAGAAGGCGCTGGCCGACAAGGACGCCGCCGCCCTGGATGCGGACATCGAGACCGCCATCAACCAGGCGCTGGAAGACGGGAAGATCACCCCGGCCACCGTGGAGTACCACAAGGCCCAGTGCCGGGCCGAGGGCGGGCTGGATCGCTTCCGCGAATACGTGAAGGCCGCCCCGGTCATCGCCGACGCCAGCGGCCTGGACGGCAAGAAGCCGGAAGGCGAGGACCAGGGCAAGGCCCTGAACGCCGAGCAGGCGAAGATTGCCGCGATGTTCGGCAACTCCGCCGACGACCTGGCCAAGTACGGCGCGGACGCCTAACCAGCGCGCCTAACCGCCTTCTAGTTACCGAGGAGACCTAACCAATGGCACTGACCAAAGACCGCAACACCCAGATGAAGGACGGCGAGCTGGTGGCCGTTCCCGTCGCCGCCGACGCCGTGATCTACGCCGGCGCCCTGGTGGTGGCCAACGCCACCGGCTACGCCGCCCCCGGCTCGGCCGCCACCACCCTGACCTACCTCGGCCGCGCCGAGGAGGCGGTGGACAACACCGGCGGGGCCGATGGCGCCGTCACCGTGCAGGTGCGCCGCGGCAAGGCGTTCAAGTGGGCCAACTCTGGCTCGGACGCGGTGACCCAGGCCGAGCTGGGCAAGACCTGTTACATCGAGGACGACGAGACCGTGGCCAAGACCGACGGCACCGGCACCCTGTCGGCGGCCGGCACCGTGGTGGCGGTCGATTCGGACGGCGTCTGGGTCGAGTAACCCGGCAGACCTTCATCCATTCCCTATAAAGGAGAGCGACAACCATGAAGCGCACCCTGTTTACCACTCTCGCCATCGTCGCGGGCCTGCTGGGCTCGGCGGCGGTGTTCGCGTTCGGCGGCGCCATGCCGTCGGGTCAGGTGGCGGTCAATCACCTGGCCGGCATCGACCTGCAAGACCTCGGCTTCCTCGGGGCGGCGGGTCTCATCATCAACAAGAGCACCCTGGATGCGGTGTTCCAGAACCTCAAGACCACCTTTAACAAGGCGTTCGATGCGACCCCGGCGCACTGGGAGAAGATCGCCATGTTGGTGCCGTCCGGCTCCAGCCAGAACGATTACAAATGGCTGAGCAACTTCCCGCGCATGCGCAAGTGGATCGGCGACAAGGCGGTCAAGGCGCTGGAGGCCTTCGGCTACACCGTGACCAACGACGATTGGGAGGCCACCGTCGAGGTCAACCGCAACGACATCGAGGACGACAACCTCGGCATCTACGCGCCCCAGGCGCAGATGGCGGGCTACTCGGCCAAGCAGCTGCCGGACGAGATTGTCTTCGACCTGGTGAACGGCGGCTTTGCCAACGCCTGCTATGACGGCCAGTACTTCTTCGACACCGACCACGAGGTGGCCGGCGCGTCGGTGAGCAACAAGGGCACCGTGGCCCTGTCCATCGCCACCCTGGCGGCGGCTCAGGCCTCCTACGGCGCAGCCCGCACCGCCATGAAGAAGTTCAAGGATGATGAGGGGCGCCCGCTCAACATCACCCCGAACATCCTGCTGGTGCCGCCCGCGCTGGAGGATACCGCCAACGCGCTGATGACCAACGACCGCCTGGAAGACGGCAAGCCCAACCCCTACAAGGGCACCGCCGAGGTGGTGGTCGATGCGCGGCTCACCTCCGACACCGCCTGGTTCCTGCTGGACACCACCAAGCCGGTGAAGCCCTTCATCTACCAGGAGCGCAAGAAGCCGGTCTTCGTGCAGCAGACCGACATGAACGCGGACAACGTGTTCATGCGCAAGAAGTACCGCTTCGGCGCCGAGGCCCGCGCCGCCGGTGGCTACGGCTTCTGGCAGCTGGCCTATGGCAGCACCGGCGCCGGCTAAGGCTGAGCGCCCCAGCCCCTGGGCATAACTGAGGGACCGGGGCGGCCGTAGCGAGGGAACGCAACCACTCCCGTGCGGCCGCCCACTTCTTCGGAGTGAGCAAGGAGACACCGATGGCACAAGCCAAGACCAACAACCCGGCCGGCCAGAAACAGGCCGAGAGCAAGGCAGCCGAGAGCAAGGCGGCCGAGCAGAAGACAGCCGGCGGCGGCAACAAGGGCAAGAAGGTGCCCGTATTGCGCGTCCAGGCCAAGGCGGCCCGCTTCCGCCGCGCCGGCCTGACCTTTGGCCGCGAGGAGCAGGTGATCGCCCTGGACAAGCTGACCGACGAGCAGGTGGCGGCCATCAAGGCCGAGCCGATGCTGGCGGTCATCGAGGACGAGGCGGAAGCGTAAGCGATGCCCTACGCCACGCAACAGCAGGCCACCGACCGCTACGGCGCGGACGCCCTCCTGGTCATTGCCGACCGGGACGGCGACGGGGTGATCGACGCCGACGTGCTGGACCAGGCGCTTGCCGACGCCAGCGCCGAGATCGACACCTACCTGGCCGCCCGCTATCAGCTCCCGCTGGCCACCGTGCCGGAGGTGCTGGTGCGCCTGTGCGTGGATATCACCGTCTACCGCCTGGCCGCCGATGCGGACATGGCCACCGACGAGCGCCGCAAGCGCTACGAGGACGCGGTGGCGCTGCTGGTGCGCATCAGCAAGGGCGATGTGTCCCTGGGGCTGCCGGTGCCGCCGCCCTCCTCCAATGGGGTGGTGTCGGTCACCAGCCAGCCCCGGCGCTTCGGTCGCGGCAGCGGCCTGCGGGGGTTGTGATGGCCGGTACCGGGCTTCGCATCGACAGCGAGATCCAGGGCATCGACGCCCTGCAGCGCCGTCTCGCCGCGCTGGCCAACCCGGCCGCCCGTGGCGAGCTGCTGGAGAGCATGGGCGCGGTGGTGGAGTCGCAGACCCGCCGCCGCATCGAGGAGGAGAAGACCGCCCCCGACGGCGAGCCCTGGGCCGACTGGTCCGAGGAGTACGCCAAGACCCGCCACGGCGGCCACAGCCTGCTGATGGGCGAGGGCGACCTGGGCGACTCCATTCAGTTCGCCGTGACCGGCGATGCGGTGGAGGTGGGCACCAACCTGATCTATGGCGCCATCCACCAGTTCGGTGGCGACGAGGTGGGGATACCTATCCCGGCCCGCCCCTACCTCGGCCTGTCGGACGATGACGGCGCCGAGCTGGTGGGCATCGTGAACGACTGGATCGACGCCACCCTGGAGGCCGGGCTATGAGCCTGCTCACCCTGCGCCAGGCCATCGTGGACGACCTGACCGCCAACCTGCCGGCACTGAAGACCTGCGAGGGTCACGGCGGGCGCTTCGACGCCAACGAGGTCAAGCGGGTGGCGGCCAAGGCCCCGGCGCTGTTCGTGGCCTGCCTGGGCGTGAGCGACACCGACGAGGCCCCGGACGGTATCGCCGGGACCGTGCAGTGGGGCGCCTTCGTGGTGGCCCGCGACACCGGCGCCAGCGGCCGCGATGAGGGCGGGCTCGCCATCCTCCAGGCGCTGCTGCTGCACCTGCCGGGCAACCGTTGGGGGCTCGACCAGGCCGAGGGGCGACCCCAGGCCATCCGCGCCCAGAACCTCTACTCGGCCACGGTGGACAAGATGGGGGTGGCCATGTGGGCCGTCTCCTGGCGCCAGCGCATGGTGATCGGCGCGGAACTCGACCCGGCCACCCTGGACGTGTTCGCCACCTTCGACGCCGTGTACGACCTCGACCAGCCGACCGGCAGCGGCGAGCCCGAGGCCAACGACCACCTGACCGGATTGGATCAATAGGAGACCCGACCATGAGCCAGACCCTGTACATCAAGCCGGCCAAAGGCGTGAAGGTGCGCGACCCCAAGACGGGCGAGCACCTGCCCGAGGCCGGCGCCGAGGTTACCAAGAACCGCTACTGGCTGCGCCGCCTGGGCGATGGCGACGTGGTGGAGACCAGCAAGCCGAAGGCTGCCGCCAAGGCCACCAGCAAGGAGTAATGACCGATGCCACCTATCAGCTTCAATGACATCCCGAGCAACATCCGGGTGCCGCTCGTCTATATCGAGTTCGACAACACCCGCGCCGTGCAGGGCACCCCGGCCATCAGCCACAAGATCCTGGTGTTCGGTCAGCGCCTGGAGGCGGGCACCGTGAATGCCGGCGTGCCGACCCGCATCACCTCCGACGCCCAGGCCGAGGACGCCTTCGGGCGCGGCTCCATGCTGGCGGAGATGCTGAAGGCGCTGCGCGTGGCCAACCGCTACACCGAGACCTGGGCCATCGCCCTGGATGATGACGCGGCGGCCGCTGCGGCCACCGGCAGCATCGACACCGCCGGCGCCGCCACCCAGAGCGGCACGCTCAACGTCTACATCGGCGGCCAGCGGGTGCGCGTGGGCATCGCCTCCGGCGACGGCGGCGCGGCCATCGCCACCGCCCTGGCGGCGGCCATCAATGCCGACACCACCCTGCCGGTGACCGCCGAGGTGGACGGCGTGACCGACACCAAGGTCAACCTGACCGCCCGCAACAAGGGCGAGGCGGCCAACGACATCGACCTGCGCACCAACTACTACCAGGGCGAGCGCACCCCGGCCGGCATCACCGTGACCATCACCGCCATGAGTGACGGCGCCGCCAACCCGGACATAGCCGACGGCATCGCCGCAATGGGCGACGAGTGGTGGAACACCCTGGTGATGCCCTACACCGACACCGCCAACCTCGACGCGCTCAAGCTGGAGCTGGCCGACCGCTGGGGGCCGCTGCGCATGGTGGACGGCATCGCCTACAGCGCCTACCAGGGCACCCACGGCGAGACCGGCACCTTCGGCGAGGGTCGCAACGACCACCTGGTCACCTGCATGGGTACCGGCGACTCGCCGACCCCGCCCTATATCTGGGCGGCGGTCTATGCCGGCGTGGCCGCCTTCTCCATCACCAACGACCCGGCCCGGCCGCTCCAGACCCTGCCGCTGCCCGGCATCCTGCCGCCGGCCCTGGAAGACCGCTGGACGATGGAGGAGCGCAACCTGCTGCTGTATGACGGCATCAGCACCTACATGGTGGGCAGCGACGGCACGGTCAGCATCGAGCGGGCGATCACCACCTACCAGGAGAACAGCTTCGGCGTGGCCGACCCCTCCTATCTGGACGTGACCACCCCGGCAACCCTGGGCTATATCCGCTTCGCCACGCGGGCGCGCATCACCCAGAAGTTCCCGCGCCACAAGCTGGCCAACGACGGCACCCGCTTCGGCGCCGGCCAGGCCATCGTGACGCCCTCCATCATCCGGGCCGAGCTGCTGGCGCTGTTCCGGGAGCTGGAGCTGAAGGGGCTGGTGGAAGACTTCGACCAGTACAAGACCGACCTGATCGTGGAGCGCAACGCCGACGACCCGAACCGCGTGGACGTAATGAGCCCGCCGAACCTGGTCAACCAGCTGCGCGTCTTCGCCGAGCAGATCCAGTTCATCGTTTAAGGAGGCCACATGGCACAGGTAACCGGAAAGGCCATCATCCGTGTCGATGGCGAAGAGATCCCGACCGAGAACGGCGCCAAGCTGAACCCCGGCGGCGTCAACCGCAACCCGGAGGCGCACGGCGGCAACGTCTACTACCGCGAGGAGGATGTGGCGCCGGAGTTGACCGCCCAGGTGATGCACACCGCCGATATCGACATCAAGGCGCTGGGCGCCATCGACAACGCCACGGTGATCTTCGAGGCGGACACTGGGCAGCGCTACATCATGCGTGGCGCCTTCACTACCAAGCCGGTGGAGCTAGATGCCGGCAATGGTCGCGCCGACCTGGTGATGTCTGCCCGCGCCTGCGACAAGGAGTAAGCGGATATGGCGCAACTGAAAGTGACGCTCAAGCACGGGTTAAAGGTGGGTGAAGACACCCTTGCTGAGGTGACCCTGCGGGAGGTGACTGCGGGGGACATCATCGAGGCCCAGGACGAGAGCGAGAAGCTGGTCTATGCCGCCGATGGCGGCAAGCTGGTGCCCACGCTGGTGGCCAGCCCTACGATGGTTGGGGTGCATGTGCTGCGCCGCCAGGTGGCCCGTATCGGCGACATGGACGGTCCGCTCTCCCTGGAGCAGCTGAAGCGCCTGCACCCAGACGACCTCAACCTGCTTCAAGCCAAGGCCGACGAGATGGACGGCGCGACCGAGGCCGAGGCGGCGTCCCGCGAGGTGGCGCAGCGGGGGCGAGGCGATGGCGACGGCGGTGGCGCTTGAGGGCGTCGAGCCGGTCATGGTCCGTCTTGGCTGGCGCCTGGCGGAAGTCCGAGCACAGCCGCTTAGGCGGCTGTTGCGTTACCTGAGTTCGGGAGCGAAGACCCAGTGAGCGACCTGCGCGCCTCCATCAGCATCGACCTGGCCGGCAACCTGGAGCGCCGCGCCCAGCGTTACGGTCAGTCGCTGGGGCGGTTTTCGCAGCAGGGCAACCGCTACCTGCGCGGGCTCTCGCGCACCGCGCAAGCCACCGGCCGCATGCTCGACCGGGTGGGTAACCGCTACACCGCCCTGCTGACCGGGGCGGCCGGCGCCGGCACGGCGCGCATGGTGATGCAGCTGGAGGAGCGCTTCACCCGCCTGGGCATCCAGGCCAACGTCGGCGCCGACCAGGTGAACCGTCTCAAGCGCTCCATCTACGAGGCCGCGCAAGCGCCCGATGTGCGGGTGGACCCCGGTCAGGTCACCGCCGCCGTTGAGGCGATTGTCGAGAAGACCGGCGACCTGAAGTTCGCCCAGGACAACCTGCGCAACATCGGCCTGGCCATCCAGGCCACTGGCGCCGAGGGCCAGAACATCGGCGAGATCCTGGCCGAGATGCAGAAGGCCGGCATCACAGGGCCGGAGGCTGTGCTGCAGGTGCTCGACACCCTGAACCAGCAAGGCAAGGCCGGCGCCTTCACTCTCCAGAATCTGGCCGCTCTCGGCCCTCGGGTGGTGTCTGCCTACATGGCGATGCGCCCGGCCAGCTCCGAGGCATTCCGCGAGATGGGGGCGGTGCTCCAGGTGATTCGCCAGGGCACCGGCAGCTCCGAACAGGCGGCCACCTCCTTTGAGGCGCTGATGCGGGTGCTGGGCGACACCACCAAGCTGGAAGTGTTGCAGCGGGGCGGCATCCAGGTGTTCGACCCGGAGGCGCTGAAGGCGGGCCGGCGCGAGCTGCGGCCTATCAACCAGATCATGGAGGAGATCATCACCCGCGCCCGCGGCGACCGGACCATCATCCAGAAGGTGCTGGGCGACTCCGAAGCGGTGCGCGCCTTCAACGCGGCGGTGGGTGAGTTTGGCCGCCTCGGCGGCGTGGAGAGCCTGAACAAGTTCATGGCCATCCACGGCGACGGCAGCGCCACCATCAACGATTCGGCACGGGCGGCGAAGACGGCCAGCGCGGCGATGCAAAGCCTCTATACCGCCTGGCAGAAGTTCGCCGACAGCGAGCTAACCGGCCCGATTCAGTCGCTGGCGGACAGCCTGAACAGCCTTGAGCCAGGCACCGTGGACCGCTGGATGCAGGTCGGCAAGTGGGCGGCCATCATCGGTGGCGGTGCGGTGCTGGCCAAGAAGCTGGGCGTTGGGAAGCTGGCCGGTCGGATGCTTGGCAAAGGCGGCGCCGCCGGTGCGCTAGGCAGCGCGGTCGGCATGGCCGGCGTGACACCGGTGTTTGTGGTCAACATGCCGGGCGGCCTCGGCGGCAAGGGCGGCCTGCCCGGGCTGGGCGGTGGCAAGGGTGGTCCATCGGTGCGCACACCTGGCCGCTGGCAGCTGCTGCGCGCTGCGCCGAACCTCAAGACCATCGGGGCGATGGGCGCCGGCGCGGTCGGTACGGCGGGCGCGGCGGTGGCGGCGGCCGGTGCGGCCGGCTGGGGCATCGGCCGGATGATCGACAAGTACCTGCTGAGCGATGACACCCGCGACACCATCGGCGGGACCATTGCCACCGTCCTGGCAAAGCTGGGTAACGAGGAGGCGCAGCGCGCCCTGGATGTGAATCTGGCCGCCCGCGCCGGCATGGCACCGCCCAGTGGTCGGGTGACGGCGGTGGTGGAGCTTGACGACAAGCGTGCCCGCGTGCGCGAGGTGCGCAGCGACAGTCCGGACCTGGACATGGAGGTCGATTCCGGGCTGACGATGATGGGGCCTTAGCGACTTGACAGGTTGGCCATGTTCTCGCGGGCGGCTTGCTTGACCCAGCCGTTGTAGAGATAGGACCAACAGAGAATGAAGGCCACAGGAAAAACCCACCAGGGAAGGATGTCCCAGGTGCCGTAAGCGAATAGCCCGGTAAGGGCTAGGGATAGCGCGGCAGCAACCGCAGCAAGGCGTTGAGTAGTTTGCATAGCTGATCTCCCGTTCAGCGTTTGACACATTGGAGATGTTAGTACAGTGACCTGGCGCGACAAAATCAAGTCCGGTTCCGTCGAAGGGGTGCCGCTGCAGGGCTCATTCCGCGGGGTGCGCTTCATTGTGCCCCAGGCTTCGCTGGAGTTTGGGCGCCGGGTGCAGGTGCATGAGTATCCGCAGCGCGATATCCCGTATGCCGAAGACCTCGGCCGCAAGGCGCGCCGCTTCAAGGTGGAGGTGTTCGTCGATGGCGCCGACTACCTTGCCGCCCGCGATGCGTTGATCGAGGCCATCGAGAAGCCAGGCCCTGGCACGCTGGTGCATCCCTGGTACGGCACGCGCCGGGTGGCGGTGGCCGAGGCGCGGGTGCGCGAGTCGAGCCGCGACGGCGGCCGGGCCACTTTCTCGCTGACCTTTGTCGAGGCTGGCGAGGCGCAGTTGCCGACCTCCCAGACCGACACCGCGGCAGCCGTCACGGCGGCGGCCGATGCGCTGGAGACCGAGGCGGTGGCCGACTTCACCGAGACCTTTACCGCCGCCACCGAAGGCAAGCCGGCGTGGGTCTTCTCGGAGCTGGAGGGCGAGCTGGACCGGACCCTGGGAGAGCTGACCCGCATGGTGGGCGATGTGGCCGGGCCGATTGCGGCCGCCATCCGCACGCCGGGCAATATGGCGGTGGCGCTCATCGGCGCCATCGGCACCATCGAGAGCGTGGCCGCCGAACCGCTGCGCGCACTCAACATGTACGGCAACCTGTTTGGCGCCGGCAGCTCCAGTCCGTCGGTGCCGACCACCACCGGCACGCGCAAGGGGCAGGCTAGGGCTGCCGATGCCATGCAGCAGCTGACCCGCCGCGCCGCCCTGTGTGGCGCCTGCCGCTCGGCGGCCTCGACCGACTTTACCGCCCGTGTGACCCGTGATGGCGTGACCGCCTCGCGGGACGACGCGCTATCCATTCGCGCCCAGCTGCTCGACGCTCTGGACGATCAGATGGAGGCGACCGACCCGGTGAGCGGCGCGCCGCTGGACGACGGCATCTATCAGGCGCTGGCGGCGCTGCGCTCGGCGGTGGCTGAAGACCTGCGCACCCGCGGGGCGCAGCTGCCGTCCATCACCATCTACACCCCCAAGGTGACGCTGCCGGCGTTGGTGGTGGCGCACCAGGTGCATGGGGATGCGACCCGTGCCGATGAGATCGCCGCCCGCAACGGAGTGCGCAACCCCGGCTTCGTTGCTGGCGGCAGTTCGCTGGAGGTGCTGAGTGCCTGACGTTCGTCTCAAGCTCGGCGGCCAGGTCTACGGCGGCTGGACCCGCATCCGGGTGATGCGCTCCATCGAGAGTGTGGCCGACACCTTTGAGTTGACCTTGACCGAGCGCTGGGGCGAGCAGGCGGCGCCCCGGCCGATTCGCGCCGGCATGCCGTGCGAGGTGTGGATCGGTAACGAGCGGGTGGTCACCGGCTACGTGGACGAGGCGCTGCCTGCCTATGACGGACAGACCCACACCATCGCCGTGAGCGGCCGCAGCAAGGCCGGCGACCTGGTGGACTGTTCTCTGGCTGGCGAGGCGGGAAAGCCGCTGCAATGGAAGGGGCAGACCCTTCTGGCCATCGCCAAAGACCTGGCCGGACGGTTCGGCATCGAGGTGAGCGCCACGGCCGACGTGGGGGCGCCGTTCAAGATTGAGGCACTGGAGCCGGGCGAGACTGTGTGGGACTTCCTGGAGGGGCTGGCGCGCCGCCGTGCCGTGCGCATCGTCTCGAAGACCGACGGCAATCTGGTGATCACCCGTGCCGGCACTGCCCGTATCGACACCGCCCTGCGCCTGGGTGAGAACATCCGTTCCGCCTCGGGGCAGTTCACCACGCGGGAGCGATTCAGCGACTACATCGTGCAGGGACAGCAGACCGGCGACGACTGGGGCAGCGGCGACGCCGCGGCGCACATGCAGGGCGCGGCGAGCGACGAGGCCTTGAAGGGGCTTGGCCGGTACCGGCCGCTGGTGGTGGTGGCGGATGGGCCGTCCACCACGGCCGACTGCAAGCGCCGGGCGGAGTGGCAGCGCAACACCGCCTATGGCCGCGGCCAGGGCGTGGTGTACACGGTGGCCGACTGGCGCCATGCCTCCGGCCTGTGGGTGCCCAATCACCTGGTGCCGGTGGATGATGCCTGGATGGGCATCGAGGCCGACCGGCTGATCATGTCGGTGCAGTTCCTGCTGGACGACAACGGCCAGCGCGCCGAGCTGCGCGTGATGCCGCCCGAGGCGGCCGACCTGGTGGCGCTGCCGGACCCGGACAAGGAGGGCTCGCCGTGGGGCTGAGTGTGCGAGGCATCAATCGCCTGCTGGCCCCGCTCAAGCGCCGGGTGCAGCTGCTGGTTACCCGCTCGGTGGTGCGCCTGGTGGACCCGGCCGCCATGTTGCAGCAACTCCAGGTGGAGGCGCTGGCCAACGAGGTACTGGACCAGGTGGAGCACTGGGAGCCCTATGGCTACACCAGCCGGCCACACCCCGGCGCCGAGGCGCTGCTGCTCTCCCTGGGCGGTCGCCGCGGCCATACCGTGGCCGTCAACGTGGCCGACCGCCGCTTCCGCCTGAAAAACCTCAAGCCCGGCGAAGTCGCCCTCTATGACGACCTGGGCAATGTGATCGTGTTCGAGCGCGACCAGGTGCGGGTGGAGGCGGTGCAGCATATCGACGTGACCGCGCCCACCTGCCACATCACGGCGACCACCACCCACGACGGCAATGTGACCATCAACGGCAATGTGGTGGTGGACGGCAACATCACGGCCAGCGGCGATATCACCGACGGCGTGGGCTCCATGCAGGGCATGCGTGACACCTACAACGGCCACAACCACCCCGGCGACTCGGGCGGTACCACTGGCTCGCCGAATCAGGGGATGTAAGCGATGGACCTGGCGATTCTCTACAACGGCCGCGCCTTCACCTTCGACCTGGCCACCGCCGGGGCGGACCTCGCCACCGAGGACGGGCTGCGGGCGGCGGTGCTGGTGAGCCTGTTCACCGACCGGCACGCCGAGGCGGACGACCCGCTGCCGGGGGCACCGAACAGCGCCGACCGCCGGGGCTGGTGGGCGGATGCCTGGCCGGAGCTGGACGGGGACCGCATCGGCTCCCGGCTGTGGCTGCTGGGCCGCGAAAAGCAGACGGCGGACGTGCTCCAGCGGGCGCAAGTCTACAGCGAGGAGGCGCTGGCCTGGCTCATCGAGGATGGCGTGGCGCTGGCGGTGAGCGTGACCGCCGAGTGGATGGCTACCGGGGTGCTGGGACTGCATGTGGCCCTTCGCCTGGCGGACGGCGGGCGCTTTGAGGATGTTTTCGATTACCCATTGGAGGCCGCGTAAATGGCGTTTAACCGACCGACCCTGCCGCAGCTGATTGACCGCATCGCGGCGGATATCGAGAGCCGCCTGGCCGGCACCGACCCGCGCCTGCGCCGGGCGGTGCTGGGGGTGCTGGCGCGCACCCTGGCGGGTGCGGCGCATGGGCTGCACGGGCATCTGGACTGGCTGGCCAAGCAGATTGTGCCGGACACGGCAGAGGCGGAGATTCTGGACCGCTGGGCGAGCTGGTGGGGCGTGAGCCGCAAGGCGGCCGCGGCGGCCACTGGCGAGGTGACCTTCGCCGGCAACGAGGGGGCGACCATCCCGGCCGGCACGAGCGTGCAGCGCTCCGATGGCATCGAGTACACCACCGATGCCGAGGCCACCATCACCGGCGGCACGGCCACGGTGGCGGTGACTGCCGCCAGCGCCGGGCAGGATACGAGCGCGGCGGCCGGGGTGTCGCTGTCGCTGGTCTCGCCGGTGGCAGGGGTGCAGTCGGCGGCCACGGTGGCGGCGGGCGGCCTGACCGGCGGCGCCGACGAGGAGACCGATGCGGCCCTGCGCGAGCGGCTGCGCTCGCGGGTGCAGAACCCGCCCCACGGTGGCAGCGAGGCCGACTATGAGGCCTGGGCGCTGGAGGTGGAGGGGGTGACCCGTGTGTGGGTGTTCCCGCAGTGGACCGGCGACGGCACGGTGGGGCTGTTCTTCGTGCGCGACGACGACGCGGACTTCATCCCTGACGCGGCCGAGGTGGCGGCGGTGCAGGACTACGTGGACGCGCTGCGCCCGGTGACGGCGGCGCTGACCTGTTACGCGCCCACGGCGGTGGCGGTGGATATGACCATTCAGCTCTCGCCCAATACGGCCAGCGTGCAGGCGGCGGTGCAGGCGGAGCTGGAGGATCTGTTTCGGCGCGAGGCGGGGGTGGAAGACGGGGCCGGCTCCGGCACGGTGCTGCTCTCCCATATCCGCGAGGCCATCAGCCGGGCCGAGGGCGAGACCGACCATGTGCTGGTGAGCCCGGCCGCGGACGTGACCCTCTCGGCGGGCGAGATCGCCACCGTCGGCAACCTGACCTTCCAGGCGCTCTAACATGCCCGGCGCGAACGAATACAAGGCCCAGCTGCAGGCGCTGCTCCCGCCGGGGCGGCTGTGGGATGCGCTGCGCGAGGGCGGCAGCCTGGCCGACCAGCTGCTGGCGGCGCTGGCGGTGGAGTTCGCCCGCGTGGACGAGCGCGGCGATGCGCTGCTGGACGAGACCGACCCGCGCACGGTGTACGAGCTGCTGACCGAGTGGGAGGCCTTCGCCGGCCTGCCCGACACCTGCACCGGGGAGCTGACCACCATCAGCCAGCGCCGCGAGGCGCTGCTGGAGCGGCTGACCTCGACCGGCGACCAGTCCGCCGCCTACTTCATCGCCCTGGCCGAGCGGTTGGGCTACACGGTGACTATCACCGAGTACACCCCGCCCTATGTTGGCCAGGCCGTGGCCGGCGATGCGCTCACCTACGGCGGCTGGGTGCATGCCTTCACCGTCAACGCGCCGGAGACCACCGTCACCGACGCCGTGGCCGGCGGCGCCTCGGCCGGCGAGCCGCTGCGCTCTTGGGGCAATGCCGTGCTGGAGTGCGCCATCCGGCGCCGCAAGCCGGCCCATTCTGTTGTGCTGTTTACCTACGGAGGATAACCAATGATCGGGGCACCCAAGCACCTGAACACCAAAGACGACTACGAGTACGCCCATGCGCTGGCGACGGAGGGGAAGATCCCCGCTGATGCCATGCGCAAACAGTGGGAGGGGTTGCTGGCTACGCGCCAGGTGTACGCCTACGACCGCGACCTGGGCGCCACCGAAGACCCGGACGGCCCGGAGCCGGAGTACAGGGTTATCACCGACACTGCCGAGGACGGCACCGAGACGCGCAAGCAGTACAAGCTGGGGCCAAACCCTGGGGCGGCGATTGATCGCCTTGGCTACACCGTGGCCGAGGTTGAAGCGAAACTGGCAGAGCTGGGAGGTTAAGCGACATGCAGAAGATTGGAGATGTAGCCGGCAGTAATGCCGACATCAACGACGAGTGGACCAACGGCGACCCGCAGAGCGGCACCCCGGCCACCATTCTGATGGCCGAGTACCTGAACACGCTGCAGCGTGAGCTGGTGGCCATCGCCGAGCACAACGGCGGCGCCCTGGACCCTGAAAACGACGCGCAGCTCATCAGCGCCATCCGTCTGGTGGGACAGCCGGCCGGTGGTGTTTCGCTGATGGGTGAGATTGCCAAGGGCACCGGCGACACCCTCGACCTGCCCGAGGGGCAAATCAACATCGGCGGCAACGGCCTGGGCTACCTGCTGACTGCCCAGACCGACTGGGACCCGACGGCAGCCGAGAACCACGACGGCACCGTGGTGGGTCTGACTCTGGGCGATAACGTCTATATCTACGCCGTGCAGCAGGCGTCGGGTATCGCCAAGTGGCTCGCCTCCATGAATAGCACCGTGCCGACCGGCTACACCAGCACCAACAGCCGCAAGGTGGGCGGCTTCCACTACGGCCGCTACCGCCCCCTGGCGAACCGCTACGACGCGGCCTATACGCCCCTGGCGCAGATCCTGCCGAACAGCTGCTGGGACCTTCAGCACCGCCCCAAGTGCGACCCCACCGGCATGGCGGAGGTGATCCCTGGGCGCCTGTGGGCGGATATCTACCTCAACAGCGAGGGTGCCGGCACCTGGCCGGAGACCGTCCCGGTCAGCGCCTACGGCGCCACCCCGCTCTCCGGCACTGAGGGCTATTCCCGCTACCTGGACCTCCCGGTCCTGGCTGCCAACGCCGGCAAGCGCCTGCCCTACCTGCACGAGTTCTACGTCTACGCCGACGGCGCGCCCCAGGGTAATGACGGCAACAACGACACCGCCTGGAGCGCCACCACCAACAGCGGCCGCACCACCACCGGGGCGGTGGCCAAGTCTGTGGCCTGTTCCGGTATCGTGGATGCCGTGGGCAACCTGTGGGAGCCCTGTCTCGACCTCTACGACGACGGCAACGCCGCCTGGGCGTGGGATACCACCATCCTGGATAACGGCAAGGATGCGGCCCAGGCTCGCGGTGATCTCTACCACTCCCGTTGGCGCTTCTGGGTGGCCGGGGGCAATTGGGGCAACGGCGTCCGCTGCGGCTCGCGCTGCGCGCACTCCGACGTCAGCCCGGAGAACGTGAGCACGAGTACGGGTCTGCGCTGCGTCTGTGACTCCCTGTGACCATGAGCCCTGATGAGGCCCCGCGGCAGCGGGGTCTTGTTCTTTTGAACAAGACCGAGAAGCTGATCGCCGACCTTGGGCCGGTCCTCGACAAGATCCCCAGGCATCAACGCTACCGCTACGGTGCCAGGCTGGAAGATGCCCTGTGGGAGCTGGTGAGCCGCATCATCGAGGCGGCGGCCAGCGGCCAGAAAAGCAAGGTGTACCGAGCGGACGAGCAAGTCCGCTTTATTCATTCCCTGCTGAGGCATGGCGCCGAGCGAAAGCTGATAGGCGCCAAGCGCGTGGGCGAGGCGGCGCAGCAGCTCAAGGAGGTGGGCGCCATGATTGGCGCCTGGCGTCAGCGGTTCAAGCAGTAACCGAATAAGGGGTGGTGTGGGTTTCGGCGTCTTGTTGGCGCTTCTGGATGGCCGGGGGCAATTGGGACAACGGCGTCCACTGCGGCTCGCGCTGCGCGAACTCCAACAACAACCCGGAGAACGTGAACACGAATACGGGTCTGCGCTGCGTCTGTGACCACCTATTTTGCAGAGAGGACGGCAACGGCGTTGCCGTCACCTAGCATCCCTGTAACAGGGGGTCAGCCACATCATCCCGGCCCTGGCAGTGCCAGGCCGAATACGACAGGCCGGGCGGCGCGAGTAGCGCAAGCGAAAGCCCCGCCAGGTCGCCCAAACAAGAAGAACGGAGCAAGGATGGGAGCCAAGCACAAACGGCTTATTGAGCGCATCATCGACTGGGACAATCTGGAGCGAGCCCACCGCCTGGCGCGGCGCGGCAAGCGTGACCGCTTCGAGGTGGGGCTGTTCGAGGCGAACCTCTGGGAGGAACTGGGCACCCTACAGATGGAGATGCTGTGGGGCACCTATCGCCCCGGCCGGTACCGGGCCTTCCTGGTGTATGAGCCCAAGCGCCGGGAGATACTGGCGGCGCCCTACCGGGACCGGGTGGCGCAGCATGCCATCTGTGCCCTCTGCGGCCCGATATGGGACAAGGGCATGATTTACGACAGCTATGCCTGCCGGCCAGGCAAAGGCTCCCATGCCGGCGCCGCCAGGGTAGAGCGGTGGCTCCGCGGAATGGTGGCCACCGGCCCAGCGTGGGTGGTCAAGATGGACGTTTCCAAATACTTCGCCAGCATCCGGCACCAGCTCGCCAAAGAGGCGGTGCGGGACAAGATAAGCTGCCCCGACACCCTCCGGCTGCTCGACCGCATCATCGACAGCACCGCCGACCCGGACGACCCGGACCCGACCGGCATCCCCGTGGGCAACCTGACCAGCCAATGGATCGCCAACCTGGTGGGCAACCGAATCGACCAGTGGGCCAAGCGGGAGCTGCGGCTACGGCGCTACGCCCGCTACATGGACGATATGGTGGCCATTGTGCGCACCAAAGAGGAGGCCCTGGCCATCCGTGACGCTTTCGCCAACCAACTGGCCAGCATGGGCATGCGCTTCAGCAAGAGCAGCGTCCTGCCGGCCAGTCGCGGGGTCAACTTCCTGGGCTACCGGATATGGCCCCACAAGCGCCTGCTGCGGCAGGATTCAGTCCGGCGCATCAAGCGCAACCTGCGGGCCATGCAGTGGGAGTACGCCAGAGGCCTGATAGGCCCCGAGAAGGTCCGCCAGCGCATCGCCGCCTGGCTGGCCCACGCCGACTACGCCCAGGCCGATAACCTGAAGCGTAAAGTGCTAGGTGGAGTGGTGTTTAAGAGGGGGTAAATTCGGCTTAAAATGCTTTCGCCATTCAATTGGCGAAGTTTCGCCAAACAAGTGGCGCGTTACACCGGAGGCGATCAGGAAATTCGCCGAAGGGGAATTGTAGGGATGAATCCCATCATTCGTAGGGCGTGTGGGCGTGAGGGCGTGAGGGCGTGTAGGATGGGATGCATCCCATCAAACAGTCAAACCTGACGATGGGATGCATCCCATCCTACGATCCCAGCATCTCCTCCAGCTCGTAGGTTGGGGTGAGCCCGCGAACCCCAACGGATATTTGCCGGATTCATGGTCATGTTGGGGTTCGTTCCTCACCCCAACCTACGGGCTCTCACGACCTCACGTCCTCACGTCCTCACGCCTTTAACTCCTCCAACTCCTCCCACCGCACATAGGCCTTGGCCAGCTCCTGCTCCACCGCCTCGAGCCGCTCGCGGCTGTTGGCGATCGCCGCCGCCTCCTGCTGGTAGAAGGCGGGATCGCCCATGGTGGCGTGCAGCGCTTCCACCTCCGCCTCCAGCTCCTCGATGCGCTTTGGCAGGGACTCGAGTTCACGCTGGTCCTTGTAGCTGAGCTTGCTGCGCCTGGCCGCGGGTTTGCTCTCCTCGTTCTGCACGGCAGGAGCCAGCTTTGGCTTCTCCGCCGCGGTCCGTTCCGTCTCCTGCCGGCGCTGGCGCAGCCAGTCGTCGTAGCCGCCGACATACTCGTTGAGCCGCCCATCGCCCTCGAAGGCGATTGTACTGGTCACCACGTTGTTGAGAAAGGCGCGGTCGTGGCTCACCAGCAGCAGGGTGCCGGGGTATTCGAGCAGCAGCTCCTCGAGCAGGTCGAGGGTCTCGACGTCCAGGTCGTTGGTCGGTTCGTCCATCACCAGCAGGTTGGAGGGTTTGGTGAAGAGCTTGGCCAGCAGCAGGCGGTTGCGCTCGCCGCCGGAGAGCGAGCGCACCGGGCTGCGCGCCCGCTCCGGGGTGAAGAGGAAATCCTGCAGGTAGCCCATGATGTGCTTGCTCTGGCCGTTGATCTCGACCCGGTCGCTGCCCTGAGCGACGTTGTCCAGCACAGAGGCCTCCTCGTCGAGCTGCGCCCGGTGCTGGTCGAAGTAGGCGATCTCCAGCTTGGTGCCGAGCTTCACCGAGCCCTGCTGCGGCACCAGCTTGCCCAGCAGTACCTGCAGCAGGGTGGTCTTGCCCGAGCCGTTGGGACCTAGGATACCGACCTTGTCGCCGCGCATGATGGCGGTGGAGAAGTCGCGGAACAGGGTCCTGCCGTCGTAGGCAAAACCGATATCGGTCGCCTCGATCACCACCTTGCCGGAACGCTCCGCCCCCTGCGCGGCGATCCGCGCCTTGCCGCCGCGTTCGCGCCGTTCGCTGCGCTCGTCGCGCATCGCCTTGAGGGCGCGCACCCGCCCCTCGTTGCGGGTGCGCCGCGCCTTGATCCCCTGGCGGATCCACGCCTCTTCCTGCGCCAGGCGCTTGTCGAACAGGGCGTTCTGCTGCGCCTCGGCCTCCAGCGCCTCCTCCTTGCGCCTGAGGTAGGTCTCGTAGTCGCCGGGCCAGGAGGTGAGCTTGCCGCGATCGAGCTCAATGATGCGGGTGGCCAGGCGCTGCAGAAACATGCGGTCGTGGGTGATGAACAGCAGGGTCCCGTTCCAGCCAAGCAGGAACTCCTCCAGCCAGGCGATGGACTCGATATCGAGGTGGTTGGTCGGCTCATCGAGCAGCAGCAGGTTCGGCTCGCGCACCAGTTCGCGCGCCAGCAGCACGCGGCGCTTGAGTCCCCCGGAGAGGGCGGCAAAGTCGGTCTCCGCCGGCAGGCCGAGGCGCGAGACAACAGACTCCACCTTCTGGTTCAGCAGCCAGCCGTCGGCCGCCTCCAGCTCGTGCTGGATGCGCTCGAGCTTGCCCATCAGCTTCTCGTCACCATCGCCCAGTTGCTGGCTGATGTGGTGATACTCGGCGAGCAGCGCGCCGGTCCTGCCGAGGCCCTCGGCGATCACGTCGAACACCGCGCCGCTGATGTCGTGCGGCACCTCCTGGGTCAACCGCGCCACCTTCAGCCCCTGCTCGCACACCACCTCACCGCCGTCGGCCTGCAGCTCGCCGTTGAGCAGCTTCATCAGGGTCGACTTGCCGGTGCCGTTGCGCCCGACCAGGCAGAGCCGCTCGCCCGGCTCGATCTGCAGGTTGATGCCGTCGAGCAGCGGCGGTCCGCCGAAGGCCAGGGTCACGTTACGCAGCGTCATCAACGCCAT